TACGTAGTCTGCTGCGTTACCAAGCGACGATGCAGTGTTTGTCAATTCCTTATAACCATAACGTGTCATGAATGATACGACTGGTTCGAAGGTTGACGGATCCATTACTGGACCTGTGCTCATCAATGGAATGTATGGGCAGTAGAATGCAGGAGCATCTGTTTCGCTTGAACCCTTGTAACCAACTAGTACCTTAGTACCGTCTGCTGCGTAGTTGTCTACGAACACACGGATTGTACCGTTTAGTGTACCAACGAACTTGGTGTTTGTTGGGGCTTCAAAGCTACCTTCAGTTGTGCGAGCAAATGTTGATGTGCTAGCTGACTGTAGGATTGTTAGTGCTTCTGGGCTTACTACGATGTAGTTACCAGCGCCACGACGTGTGCGAGCCGCAATGCGGTTTGCTGCACGGTTGATTTCGATAGCTAATAGCGCATGACGATCACCAACATATGTTGGAGTACCGATTAGCGAACCACCTAGGAAATCTAGTGTTGTTCCTGCACCAGCAAGTGAACGTAGTGAACCGATAATTTCTTGGTCGATTTCAACAACGATTTCTTGTGCAAGAGCTTGCATGATTTCAGCTTCTACGTCTACGCCATGCATTGCTTCTGCGTCTTGTGCAGCCTCAAATGTCCAGCGAGCGCTTAGACGTCTTGTCTTAGCTTCTACTGTTTCCTTGAGGATCTGGATGCTCATCTTACGACCTGGTGTACCTTCAGCTGCTGCTGTAGCATCTGGAGAACCTGCATAAGTTGAAGCTAGTTTGAATGGGCTTAGAGCCTCATCACCAGCTGTTGCACCGCCACCTGTCTCTGCGTAACGAACGCGGAGAGTGTGGATCTGGCCTACTGGGCCAGTCATTGGTTGTACACCAACTAGTTCGTTTGCAATAACGCTTGGCATTACACGACGGATTAGTGGTAACATTACTTTGTTTAGTGTTGCTACTGAACCAGCTCCGGTTGCACCTGCTGTTGCGGCCTCTGACAAATATTTTTTAGTATTTTCGAGGACCACATTTAAAGACTGTTTGCGATTACCGCTTAAGCCTTCTAGAAGTGCTTCCTTAGTTGCTGACCAGTTGCTTTCAAATAAATTTGCCATTTCTTAACTCCTATTATCTCGAAAGTCCGGCTAGTTTGCGGATTTGTTCTAATTCAACGACATCCGCATTGTCATCGGCCTCTGCCTTAACAACAGATGCCTTATTACCAGTGTGCTCTTTAGTCACTGATTCTGTTAATGTCTTTTTAACTCTTGATGTTTCACCATCTAAAACGCTAGGAAGATACTTGTTAAAGGTTTCTTCTAGCTTTTCTGTTTTAACACTTTCGAGTAAATCAGACATAATTTCTTTCTTCTCTTTGCCTAGTGGACGCATTAACTCGTCAAGTTTCTCTTTACGAGCATACTTGTCTTGTGAAATGCGTAACTTGCTTTCTGTTAGCTTAACTGCTTCCTCACGGGCAGCAATTTGCTCTACAGCTTCAGCAAGATCTTTTTTCACTTCAGCTAACTGCTTCTGGACCTTTTTGATTTCCTTTGCTTCGTTTAAGTGGCTTACGCCAAATTCACTTGCAAATGCTTCAAAAATTCTACGTCCAAAATCGTTCTCGCGAGCCGCGGTGATGTCATCACGGAATGATTTAACTTCTTCGCTGATAACCTTATTAATGGTTGCCTCGACTGTGTTAGCAGCCTTACGAATGAAATCTTTCTTCGCTTCAACAAGCTGACGCTTGCCTTCACGAACCATTTTGACCTTCTGCTCAACAAGTGCTTTCTTGTCTTCGTGGAACTCTTTGAGTTCTTCTGCTAGCTGTTCTGTAACAAAATTATCTAATTTTGCTACATGTTCAGCTACACGACTACGGTCTGCACGTAATTCCTTAACTTCCTTTGCAACTGTTGAAGTTACAAACTTGTCAAGTAGTTTAGCGTGTTCACTTACGGCCTTGCGATACTTAACTCTTTCTGCTGCGAGTGCTTTCTTATCTTCAGCTAATTCTGCAATTTCAGCTTCAACTTTAGTTGTGATAAAGTTATCAACAGCTTCTACGATTTGATTTTTATCATGCTCGTAACGCTGTGCAAACTCTTCACGAAGTTCTGCTGTTAATTCTTCTTTAGCTTCAGTAAGACGTGACTCCCAAGCTTCTTGAATGGTTGAACGAGCTTCTTCCGATAGCCCCGCACCTTCAAGTAGTTCATTAAATGTCACTGCCATAGTAGTCTCCTACTTACCTTAGTTTAAGTTCTTGAATCAAGCCAGTGATAGCTTTCATCAAATGCTTTTCTGCACTTTTTTCGTGTGTTACTGCGGCTGCTGCTCTGTGAATAGCTTCGCCGCCTCTCATATTGAATAAACTTTCATAGATTGTCTTTGGATATGCATCTGGCGCACTGGGCTGGGCCACAATGTCTACAGTAATAATGTCGAAATCGCTTACGCGACCACTTTCGTTAACATTACCACTACCACGACTACTAACGCCCAGTTTTGCTCCTGCCTTTAATAAAGCTCTCGCAATATTTCCCATCGGTGTATCTATGATTTTTAATTTACCCATACCGTTCGAACCGTCACAGTGCATATCAGTAATGATATGACTTACACGGTCTAGATTGATTTGAAGCTCTTCTGGGTGGTCTAATTCGCCCAACACAGTCTCGCCTTTGCCTAATCTAGTTCTTACGCTTTCAACAGCACGCTGAATTTCACCTTTTGGATATACTCGACCGTTTTGGTTTTGTACATCACCTTGGATGAATAATCCCTGCATAAACAGTTCTTTACCGTCTTCGCTTTCCATGAGCTTGATACCGCCCATTTCTGCATTTATAAATTCGTAAAGTTTACGTGCCATTTTCCGCTACTCCTACAATTATGCCTTAGGTGCGTTTACCTTGGCTGGCTTAATGCCGATGTTGCTTGTAGGTGTGTGATCTTTTGCTGTGTTAGCGCCTTTGTTGCCTTCACCGCCATCTTTAGCTTTTACTGGGCTACCGGTTTCCCAGCCTGCCTTGTGCTTTGCTACTGGTGATGTGCCGTTTGAAGCGTCAGCAATTGGTGCCTTTGGGGCAGCAACTTTATTGCTTAAATTTGTAGCTTCTTCAACAACTTCGCTGTCTTCGTCAGCGTCTTCGTCGAGATCATACTCTACTGAGTCCATCATCTCGTCTTCATCGCCCATAACGTCGTCGCCAGCTTCTAGATCAGCCATGTCAGCATCGTCCATGCCCATATCGGCATCGTCTTCACCTGACATTAGCTTTTCGAATTCTGCACGTAGGTCTTCTAGCTCTGCTTCTAGGTCGTCAACCTTATCTTCTAGGTCTTCGTCGCCTTCGTCGCCGGCTTCTTCTTCGCCTTCTGCGCCTTCTTCGCCTTCTTCTTCGTTAAAGCCGGCTTCATCTGACGTAATTTCATTTTCGTCAGCTAGGATATCATCTTCAAAGTCATTGCTTTGATCAATAGTTTCTTCAACAGCTTCTTCATCTTCGCTGTCTACTGTTTCCTCAACTTCCTCTTCGGCTTCGTCAAGCACACGCTCATATTCAGTGCGAGCCTTAGAAACTACATATTCATGTAGCATTTCTTCAGCCTTTGCGTTGTCTTCAGCAAGAAGGAGTTCGAGAATCTGTTCTAGTTTAGTACGTGATTCTGACATTGTGGCCTCCAATATATTGATTTACGAACAGAAACGGCAACAGCCATATCTGTCTACATTAATACTTAGTGTTAAGTGGAGTTTTATGTATGATTATGATGTGATTTTGACTCTTTTTGAGTCAAAATGCGTTCGATCCGGATATTTAGTAGCACAATGAATAATATTTTGTACTGTTTTAAGTATTACATTCCGGCGTCTTGTGCAGGTGCAGCGTACATAACTCGTACAAACTTATTGTGCTCAATTTCTTCGGCACGCTTGATTTCGCGAACTTTTCGTAGCTTGTTAAGCTGCTCAAGGGTAAGCTTTGGTTTACGAGTGTCGCCATTATTTCGACGCTGCCATGAATCATTCTCAGGGCTATAAAATTCATTCAAACGCATTATACATTACCCCCTGGTGGTGTAACTGGGCCGCCCGGTGGCGGGACAGGGCCTGCACCAAGATCTTCTGCTCCTGGCTCTAGCGGCTCAATATTATCTAAGCTTGGTTCTATAGCTGTATTTACCGCTGCATCAGGTGCTGCTCGTATTCCGATATTTTTAAGACCAATCATTTGATCAGTGTCAACAAATTTTTCGTATCCATTTTCAGCACGCCATAATGCTTCGTTTTGTTTCATTTCATCTTCAGTTAAACCTAGATACTTCTTAAGTTTAAACTGATTTGAAAGATGTGGAATACTTTGTACCTGGCCGTAAAGGGTAGCTCGTTCTGCATCTATTTGTAGTTCTCTATAGCTGCTGAAGTTCATCGGAGGAGTAAATCTAATTTTAAACTCACTCGGATCTATTTCTATCCCTCTGTGTTTGAGGAACATCTTAAATTCAAAATCTAAATCTTCTTCTACCTGCTTTTGTAAACGCTCTACATAACGAGCAAAACGGTATTCTTGAATGTATGCAATACCTACTTTACCATCGTTATACATTGCACTACCATCTTCAGGACCCGATGGCAAGTAACTACTAGGAATACGTAGACCTCTTAATAACTTATTGTTAAAATATCTCAAGTCATCAATTTGACCTAGGTTGTCACCGCCGGGCAGTGTGTCAACTTTACTGCCTCTACCATCTGCGGTTTGAGCAAAGAAGTAGTCTTCCAACATGCTCATTGGATTGTATGCAGCATCAGTTACGCCGCTGCCATTTGCACCCTTGTTAGGTACACGCTTTTGCTGTACTTCGTATTTTACTTGTTCTAGATATTGGCGTGCTTTGTGCGGAGGCATGTTACCTACGTCAATAAAGAACACACGACGCTCAGGCGCACGGTGAACACGATAGATAATAATGCTATCTTCTAGCAGTTCTTTTTGTTTGAATACTTTAAAGATTGGTTCTAGGATACTTACGCCAAATGGCCATGCTGTGTCCATACCTTCTGTTAAGCTGATATGAACAACGTGTCTTGCATCTACCGGTGAGCCTTGATCACTGCCGCTAATAGCACCTGTTAAGTAATTGCTAGTAGTGGTTGCTACAGGACTCATTACACCTGTTAATCCTTGACCACTACCATAGGGTCTAGCATGTAATGATGCTGTGTCAGTAGCAGTTAGTTCTTGTAAATTCTGTTCTAGATTTTTAATGAAGTATGTTTCAATCTTTTTACCTTCACTTTCATTAACAATTACTTTTTCAATGTTAGCAGGATCAACCCAATATAGCTCGTATGTTTCTGGGTCACGAATAAAGAACTGATCACCGTACTTAATACTGTTACGAAGAATACGAAATGCACGTTTATGAAGTTTGTTTACATTACACCATTGTGTGAGAGTCTTTAACAGGATCTTTTGTTCAGTAT